TGTACCAGCAGTCACAGTTTGTGATCCAAATGTGTGGACGCTCACTGCCGCATTAGACTGGCTTGAGTTATAAATCAAAACAGTATCAAACGCAGTAGCCAAAGTTACCGTGGTATAAACCAAATTGGCAGATGGCGTCCAATACGCCACGCCAGCAGTAGAAGAACTGTTGGTGGCCGTAGGAGCTGTTGCATTCGTTACAGTAATACCACCAGCTGTGTATCCTGTTCCTGATACCTCATTGGTAGCAGAATAAGCCGTGGTAGCCGCGTTAATCGTAGCAGTTGTTACATACAAAGCTGCCTTGAATGTATCTGCCGCTGTAGTTCCACGGGTAGGTGCAGTGCCAAAATTATGAGTAGCAGTTAACAACTGACCCATGAAAGAAGTACACATTGATTGAGTATTTGCCATGATGTTTCCTTTTAGCCAAATGCGGCCGCTACAAGATCAGAGAAAGGGGATTTTTTTAAAGTAACGTGAACTGATCTGTGAACCAGCTCTCCGTCTAACCAATACTCAACCCATGTTGTGTATTCGTTTTCGTTATCGACTGAACCTTCTTTCTTCTCAAGAAGAGAGTCATCCATATCGCCTTTAGTCGTTGTAATAATCATGCTATCCTCAAAATTGCAGTTGTATTAGTGACAGATGGAAATTGAACTGTGAATGAATTTGAGCAAGATTTATCTGCACCAAAATCCAATACACACACAGACGCATTACTTTGGCTTGAATTGTAAATCAATGCGCCTCTTGTAGTAAAAGCTGCCGGACTCCATACTGCATTTGCAAACGACCAATAAGCTACCGAACCACCTGTTGATCCAGATGTGGGCGTTGTTGTTACCGTCAATGGAAGTCCACCAGCTGTGTATCCAGTCCCCACTACCTCACCCGTCATGTACGCCGTGCCTATCGTGCCGGTGTAATTGGTTGTAGTTGGTCCTATGTTTGCCGCAGAAGTGAAAAGAGCAATGTAAAACGTGTCTGTATTAAAGTTATGCACGCCCTGGGGCAACTGCACCTTAAAACTGGTTGTTGCGGTTTGAGCTATGGTCATGTTACCGCCTGTCTAAATTGTGGCGTCCGATAAGCATCTTGACGCTCTAAACCATCTCCCAGACGCTTGGCCAAAGCAAGTGCTTCAATATACTTTTGGTTGTATAGCGCCATAATGTCTGACTCACCCTTCATGTAGGTGTACGCCTCGACCAAAGAACCGTACAAAAGCACAGAATCAAAGTTATCTCCAAGCCAAGAAGTACCAAGCGCATTGCCAACAGTAGCAACTGGAACAGAGAACGCAGTACCCGTGCCACCGATTGTAGAAGAAGCAGCACTTAATGTATTACCTGCAACATAACCCGTACCGCCTTGCGTTAAAGTTACAGAAGTAACTGCACCGCCTGAAACCACAATATTGGCAACCGCACCTGAACCAGATCCACCAGTCAATGAAACATTTAAATAAGTGCCATTTGTATAAGAGCTTCCTCCCGTGATCGTACCAAGACTGGCCACAGGAGTTTGAACAATAGATTCAGGATAATAGTAATAGTGCAATTCAGCGCTATATCCAGAATCTGGAGTTGGACCAACAATAAAACTTAACTCATTCGTAATTGCACCACTTGCAATTGTTGGGCCGAATAAAGCATAGTACTTAGGCGTTCCATAAGAATTAGGGTAGCTATATGCCTCACGCAAATAGTTAACATCTTTGTTTAACAAATACTGAAAAGGACCCTGGAATGTTACCGTCCCAGAAACCGTACCAGTATTTACCGTTGCTAAAGTAATCGTAGTCCCCGATATCCCAATCACATATGCCGTTGGAGCAATACCTGTTCCCTGCGCCAGTTGGCCAATAACAATACCGCTGTTACTTGCCACAGTTATTGTCAAAACGCCAGCAGTACCTGTAGCAGTTGTGGATGCATAGGTATAAATGGCTAGAGAATACGTGGATAAAAAATCAGTAGGAGCTGAAAGGTATTTGTTATTTGCCGTAATGTTTCCAGTCACGTTTTTACGCAAAGATGGAAACTGAATGGAATTATATATACGTTGCTCAGCTTGCTGCACAAAAACAGGAACTTCTGCCAGGAAATTGGCCTCCGTGTTTTCTGTGTAGTTACTTATCGTAGCGCTGAGCTGTGTATAGTTCATGCCATTGGGCCTCTGGCCATCACGCCTTTAATCGCCGCGCCTGTTCCTCGAATCTTAATGCCATCAGTCTTGACTTCATTGTTGAAGTTAATGCTAACGCCATCCAAAGGAACCCAATTTTTCTTTTTTTCAAGCTTGGGCTCAAAACCTGCATCTTCCAAACGAACAGGTTTGTCTTTCATCGTATGTGGTTTTGCATACTCTTCAGCGCTACCATTAAAGACTTTTGTAGCCTTATGAATTGGCGGGCTGTTTTTGGTAGTTGGTTTCATCAATGGTTTCATATTAGCCTCCACGACCAGATTTTTGATTCATAGCACGTGCCATGTTTCTACCATGAGCACGCATGTCCATTCCAGTAGGACCACCGGCTTTCATTTTGACGGTTTTCAATCCTGCTGGTTTCCCAGTTTTGGTGTATGTTTCGTAGGTCATGGTGGCTGATTTAGCAGCTCCGCCCTTTTTGAGCTTGGACAGGTTTGTTCCCTTACCGCCCTTGTGCTCTTGTTTATCGTGCATGGCAAAAGCTTTTTTGATCAGCTTTTTGTCTTGTTTGAGATCGTCATCTTTCATCATTAACTCCTACGTTGTAACTATCGTAACTGTACCAACTTGCACGACTGGCATCAAGTAGTTTAATGTCAATGCCGCATCGAAATTACTCGCTCCTCCAACAGGATTCCATCCCCACTGATAAACCCTGCTACCTTCTCCCACATTCCCGTTTACATTCGTACCAGATTGGTAATAACTCAAATCAGGCCTTGGATCTTTCACGCCTTGTGGGTCATCTACAGGAAACATACCCAACTGTAACTGCGGTTGATCTGGGTCCCAACACGATGGACACACCAGCAAGTTGTAAATCTTGGTTTTGATGATCTCTTTTTTGAGATTCGTCAGCTTATACCTAAATCCACAACGATCACACTCCGCAATCGCGTTCTTGCCAGAGGAAAACTTATTCCCCATTAGAAAGAACCTCCAATGTACATTTGTCTCGGTACAAACCTGACAGCCGCCTTCTCTTGATCCTCCTGAGCTGCGTTGTTCCAGGCTTCATCGTACTGAGACTTCAATATTTCAATCCTTTGGATGGCGTTTGGCACTTTTAAAGCCATGTAATACGATAATCCAGCCACCATACAAGTGATAAATCTAAACGGTACATCCATGACGTTGGCTCCAGCGCCAGCATCTTGCATTCTTCTCATCCTCCAGTATACAAACTGATAGGTGTTTGCATTATCAGGGGTAGGCCATACCGTAATACAAGGCTTTTGAGACAAAGTAAGCACCGTTCCTGCCGTATGAGACACCGCGGTCGTGCCGTTCTGACCTCTATTGCAATTTAGAAGGTAAGCTGGTGATGAGCTTGTGGCCACGCTAAACTCATTGAACGCTATCAACTCGCTTCCAATCGTGATAAACCCAGCATTGGGTATACCAGCAAGAGATGTGACGGGAATTGAAGTATCTGTAGCGTTAATATTTGAAAACAAATAACTTGGCAAAACAGAATCCTGCGCCGTCAAACGCTGAATCCATACTTGAATAGGACGGCCTTGTGTCAGCTTGTTAGGCAAAGTTGCATATGTAGGCATACTGATTCGAGTAATCGTCAAATCAGATTGATTGCTGGGTTGGTTTTGGTTTGTTCTAATGACATGCTCTAACAAGTCCACGGTGTCATCGGGTAATGCGTAAGTGGGTTGGCCTTGAACTAGCGTTATTGCTTGCTGTTCAAATGTCCACATATTGATACCACGATTGGCCCAATCTGCAAACAACAGGTTTAAAGACCTTCTGGCGGTCTTAATGTCATAGCCGGTACGTGCCTCTCCACCACAGCGTTCAAACGCCTCCTCAACGATTTCTGTAAGGTCTATGTTGAAGCCTGAAGTTGATGAGGTAACGGGAGCCATTATCTATATCCTGCTGTTTTCTTTGCAATAGTCTTGGGCTGAGCTACAAACTGTTTTCCTGCCGCTTTACCCGCACGTTTTGCTCGGGTAGTGGCTGCATACTCTGCTGGTGATAAAGCTTTAATAGCAGCAGATGGAAGATACCTCTCACCTGTTTTGCTAGACGGCTTACCACTCTTGGTGCGCCATTTCTGATCACCCCAATCTTTTAGAGATTGTTGCGGCGCTTTCAATCTCTATATCCTCCACCTGCCGCTTTATATTTTTTAGCTACAAGCTGAGCTTTGCGAGCTGACCACTGTCCTGCACCTGTGCCTTGAGTTGCAGCCGCCTTGACTTGAGCAACAATCTTTTTGCGCAGAGTAGGCTTGGTGTAGTTACCAGCCGCATTCACACCACCGCCATCTTTTAAGTAACCCATCTTGTTACGGACCGGTGTAGGCAATTTAGCCAGACCTGGATTTTCTTGAGCATCTACTTCTTTAAGACCGCCTTTTGCCATGCCTTTAGGCTTCTTACCAGCCTTTTTCATGGCAATAGCAATAGCGGCCTGTTGGGCCATCCCACCCTTCTTATACATCTCAACATCTTGAGGCTTGTCTTTGCGATGTATGGTCTTTCTTCCAGGCATCTTGGAAGGATTCATATCACCCATGCCACGGCTGGCCATCATTTGTACATCCCGCCTTTACATGCCATGATCTTGCATTTGGTGTGACCCCTCTCAGCAATACCATCCGCACGCTCATGCGCTCTGTGAGCCATACCACCCTTGCTGTGCTTGGTGGCATCCTCATAAGCTTGATCTGCTTTCTTCTGCTCGTTTCGCATTCTTTTCTCGGCCTCTAACTCATAACGCGTTGAAGG